ATACTTACTCCACCATTTTGTAACTCCATCAGTTTTGACCTTCTGGTTGACAACCAATTCTCTGCGCTATTGTCAGAGTAGTTGTATCCTGTGTCAGTTTCGTAATGAGTTGTGTCGTGTGTTCCATCATTTGAACTTGGGTGTACTTGTACTTTTGCATTTGAAAAATCTCCAAGAGTATTACCTTTTACATCAATGGTCGTCTGATTATATATAGGATTTTGGTCTATTCTACCAAAGTCCTTGAAGTTGTTAAAATAGTTGTATGAATGTTGTGTATAACTTTTATTAAATATATTGTACTTAATTAAATTAGAACTTAACATACCCATTCTACTTGACATAAGGGTATCATTACTGTGTGATACAGTAAATCTCATAATCCTTCTATAATCGTTTTCTATATTACCTCTTTTGTTTTCACCATCTACCTTCATAGCTTCTGATGCAACAAATTCACCTTTGTATGGTTCTTTGTATAAACTATCCAAAACCCTAAATTGAAAACCTTTTGTACTTTCATAAAAGAAATAATGAGGAGAACCACCATACTTTTTAGAAAATGATTCTCTTGTAAGAGTTCTAATAAAATCAAGGGGTCTAAGATTAGGTGCAACATACTTTCTCAATTTACTTGTTTCATCTAAAGTTATTTGTTTATTTGTATTAATAAGATTTTCATCTCTTAAAATAGACTCAATAATTTCTGAATTTGACCCAGAGTAGGATTTTGATGTTCTTGTTCTGTTATTTCTAAGTCCCTCTGTTGATATGCAATTTAGTTCAAATATTTGTGTGCCTGCACTTGCATCTTGTCTTGAGGATACTTTAAATACACTAAAAACATTATCTGTAAAATCAAATGAACCAACACCCTTTGTTGTTAACTTTAAAGATACATACTCTTGACCTATAATAGGCATATTCATAACTATGTTTTCTTTATCAACAATAATTAAACTTAACATAAGAGAAGTCGTAAACATATTCTCAAATATGTTTATTTCTGCGACAGAATCATTTAAACGAGCAACCACACCAGTAGAGGATAATAGTTTACACTCTCCTAGTTGATATTCGCCTGCAAATTGTACACCTGTTCCTAGAGCCATTAGATTGCTGTTTCATTGATTAATTTTTGATACTCGTCTATAAATTGTTCTACATAACTTGGGTCGAGTAATCTTATTTGTCTTTTTGCATCTTGTTCATCTTCTTCATACTCACGATTAGTAATAGGAGTAAGACCTGTATACGCATCATCATCTACTTCGTTAAATACTTCTATTTTAACTTTAGTGTCACCAGAAGTTTGAGTTGTTTCATAATGATGTATTCCATCTGGGTTTGTGTATTTGTCATTTAAATAATCTAAAAACTGTCCACCAGTCATAGGCCATTGATGATACCTATCTGTAATATCATTAACTAAAAGTATCACCCAATGTAGTTCTGTATCACCATATAACTTATGTGCAATCATCTCTGGTGTTTCACCTTCTTTTACATCATAGGTATCGTATAACAAAGTGTTTGTCTTTAACTTTGCTCTCATACCTACTCTTCGTAAAAGATTGGTTACATCTTTAAAATTTAAATCACCCTTTGCATCATATGGTATAACTGGAAACGAATCAAAATACATTTTTAATATCCTTCAAAAATTCTTTCTCTTGTAATAATTTCTATTTCTTTAAATGAAAGTGTCATAGATGTTTCTACTGGTGGAGCTCCATCTTCTCCATGTGGTTCAAATGTTTTATATCTATCACCACCGTATGTAACTGAAACATTATCTAAAAAACATTCTGATACTCTATGAATGTAATCATTCTCTTTACCTTTGTACATATACTGAATATTAAATGTATTTGGAACAGTCATTGTATCTCTATTTCTACCATTTAACATTTCTGGTAACATATTAGCCTTAAACGCAAACACTATCTTTCTTATTTCATCTGCTTCTCTTGAATTTTTAGGTATCATTTTAAATGTATATTGAAATGCTCTTCTTGCTACATTTTCAAATGCCATTTCCATTCTATCTGCAACAACAGCACCTGTTGTTATTTCAATTGCTTCTCTTGAACCAGACGTTATACCTAATCCATCTATAATACCTGTAACAACATTCAAACCTTTCTTTTTAAAGTCATCAGCCATAGTAGGTAATTGTTCTATTAATGCTTCGCCTGGTGATTCACCTGCTTTTACACCTTGATATATACTCGCAGCTGCAGCTGCAAGACCACCTATTGCCTCATCTTTATACTTTGTAGCATAACTTACCTGAACTGAATTGGGCATATACATTGCAATTGCAGTATCTAATCTTCTAGTTGGTGGTCTTTTTATTTTTACGACAGTACCACCCTCTAATTCAGCTTTAGTTGCTGGTGTTGCTTCAGCATCAGCTGCATTATTCTGTCCAGTTGTAGCTTGTTGATAAGAAGTATTTGTAGTAGTAGTTGCCTTTTGAGTATTTGTTCCAGTTGATATTAAGGTGTCTTCTGTATTTTTTTGTTTTTGATATCCAGTTTGACCACCAAAACTTTTTCTTATAAAACTAGGTATTTCTCTTTTAGCTTGTTCTTTTTTAATTGTATCACTACCACTCTTACCACTACCAGAAAAACTTAACTTAGAGTTTTTTTGTTCATTAATAAAAAAGATAACATAGTGTCCATGATTACCTATGCCTGGGTCACCAGCAACATCTAGAGGAAACTGAAATAAATTAGGATTTGCTTTTCCTTTTTGATTAAGAGGTGAAGTATCAGAACTATCTCTTCCAATTTTACCTTTGTTAATACCAAGTAAGCCTGGTAGATTACCAGCTACTTTTCTTAATCCTGTGTTAACTACCTGAGTTGCGATACCTTTACCGAAGTCTATTGCCATGTCTAAATACTCCTATAAAGGTATTTAGTCGACATGACATACAAAGGTAAATATATTCCAAAGAACCCACAAAAATACAAGGGTAACCCATCAAAGGTTGTCTATCGTTCCTCGTGGGAACTTAAGTTTATGGTCTACTGTGATAAGAATGATAAAGTAGTAGAATGGGGTAGTGAGGAAATAATCGTTCCTTACAGGTCGCCTTGGGACGGTAAGATGCACAGATACTTCCCAGACTTCTATATCAAGATAGAACAAACCACAGGTGGTGTCAAGAAGTTTCTTATTGAGGTAAAACCTAAACATCAGTGTAAAGAACCTATCAAAACACCAAAAAAACGCACACGCAAATGGTATAATGAAGTAAAGACTTGGGGTATTAATCAAGCTAAATGGAAATCTGCAATAGATTGGTGTGAGAATAGAGGTATGGAATTTAAGATACTTACTGAAGACCATCTCAATCCGAAGTATAAATAGTATTATGTACGAATACAGATGTAAAATAGTTAAGGTAATAGACGGTGATACAGTTGATGTAGATATCGACTTGGGCTTTGGTGTCTGGTTACATAAGGAACGTGTTAGGTTATATGGTATAGACACACCAGAAAGTAGAACCAGAGATTTGGTAGAAAAGAAATATGGTAATATAGCCAAAGATTTAGTTCTTACTCTTATGCCTGTTGGTTCTATGCAAACACTTATCACAGAGAAAGATAAGTCAGGTAAGTTTGGAAGAATACTTGGTAAGTTTAGAGTACATGAACCACACCTAGACAAGTGGGTAATACTTAATGAATTTATGGTTGACAACCACTACGCAGTAGAGTATCATGGACAGTCTAAACAATCTATAGAAGAAGAACATTTATTAAATAGAGAGAAGTTAGATGGCAGTTCCAAGTAAATACATACAGAGTGTAGTAGATGCAGCTAAAGGTAGACCAAAGTCAACTGATTGGTATCGTGATAAGATAAGAGAGTTTGGTACACCTAAATCACTTGACTTAATCAGAGATGGTAAACAAGCAACAAGACCTTTCTTTGGTCGATTGAATATGTTTTTCTATGACCCAAAGTTAAAAAAGAAATTACCATATTACGATAGGTTTCCACTAGTGTTACCACTAGAGAAATACAATGATGGGTTCTTAGGAATTAATTTACACTATTTACCAATACCATTGAGAATAAAACTACTAGATAGATTAGTAGACTTTAGTAACAACACAAAGTTTGATGAGTCTACAAGGTTAAATGTAAAGTATCAAAATTTAAAAAGAGTGCGACTTATTAAACCAACAATAAAAAGATATCTTGCTGGTAAAGTTAAATCAAGATTTCGTAGAGTAGATGCAGATGAGTTTACAGTTGCAACATTATTACCAGTGCAAAGATTCTCCAAAGCCACTGAGTCAGAGGTTTGGAAAGATTCAAGGAAAATGATTTAATGCCCAAATTTAATTTAGGAAAAGTTTTAGAAGGAAGTGCATACGGTGTTCTAAATGAGATACTTTCAGAGTTTCGTTCTGATGATGGTTACGCATTACCCTCAAGGTATGAAGTTGTAATACTACCACCACAGGGAACTAGAGGTAAACCTCAAGGTGCGTTAAGTAATATATTTGCAAAAGTTATGCAAGAGAATACTGGAGAAGGTACAACCAGAAAAACAGGATTACAATGTGAGTCTATTTCATTTCCAGGCCGAAATATAGATACAACAGAAGACACTAATATCTATGGCCCTATAAGAAAAATCGCACAAGGATATTCTTACGCAGATATCACTGCTGTATTTAGATGTTCTTCTGATATGAGAGAGAAGACGTTCTTTGAAACTTGGCAACGACTCTCATATAACCCACAGACTTGGGCTATGGGTTACTATGATGATTATACTGGTGCGTTAGAGATACATCAATTAGACCAAAAAGATAAAAGAAGATATGGAGTGCAATTATTAGAGTGTTTTCCAACTACAGTTGCAGAACAATCATTGTCTGCACAACAAGCAACAGATGTACAAAAAATAAGTGTGACTTTTAGTTACAGATATTGGAAGAACTTAACAGATGAGGCAGACTTACCTAAACCTTTACTTGATAGAATTGAAGAGGTTGTGGTAAATAGTGCAGAGAGGCAAATAAGAGCTGCAATACCAAGAGTGTTGTCTAGATTATAAAGGATAATTTATCATGGCTTTACCACAGTTACAAACTCCAACCTATGAGTTGGTTTTACCATCTACTGGTGAAAAAATAAAATTCAGACCATTTATTGTTAGAGAGCAAAAGAAATTATTAATTGCACAAGAGTCTGGTGACGATAAAGTTATTGCAGATGCAATAGGAGATATTGTTAACTCTTGTACATTTGGTAAAATAGACCCAAAATCATCACCATTATTTGACATAGAATTTTTGTTCTTAAGAATAAGAGGTAAGTCAGTTGGTGAAACTGCAACTTTAATGGTGACTTGTCCAGATGATGAAAAAACACAGGTTAAAGTAAAGATGAACATAGAGGATATTAATGTTCATATGACAGCTGACCACACAAATGTAATACAATTAAATAATGATATTAAATTGTATATGCGATATCCAGTTCTTGCAGATATGAAAGATAGTATTCTTGAGGGTAATATGACAGATAAAGTTTTTGATATAATGAATACTTGTATTGAAAGAGTAGAATGGGGTGAAAAGACATACCAAAGAGTTGACATGACTAAGAAAGAATTAGATGATTTTATTGACTCAATGAATAATGAAATGTTAGATAATGTTATTTATTTTTTCGATACAAGTCCTAAACTGCGTCATGTTGTGCAAATCACTAATCCAAAGACAAATGTAAAAAGTGAGGTATCTTTGGAGGGCCTCCAAAATTTTTTAGGATAGGACTCTCACACGAGAGTCTTTTTAATTATTATAAGACTAATTTTGCAATGATGCAACACCATAAATATAGTTTGACAGAACTAGAAGATATGATGCCGTGGGAGAGAGAGATTTACATTAATCTTTTATCTCAACACATTGAGGAAGAGAATAAAAAAATAGAGAAGGAAAGACAAAAACAGAGAGGATAGTCACATGGTTGACAAGATTACTAAAACTGTTGATAATGAGATTGCGAAGAAAGATTTAAATGGTGATGGACACATCTCAACAGCAGAATTAGAGA